GGCTCCAACCTGGGCACCAAGACTGCGGGCTTTAACTTCCAGTACACGGTCAACGATGTGGACGGCGATACCGTCACGGTCAAGGAGTATCTGGATGACACCCTCAAGCGGACCTACACGGCCACCCTGGGCTCCACTCAGACATTCCAAGCGGTCACCGCTGCCAACTTCCAGACCGTCCTCAACGGCTCCCACACCCTCAAGGTGGTGGCCAATGACGGCAAGGCCGACAGCGCCGCCTACACCGTGACCTTTACCAAAAAGGTCACCACGGCCACCATCACCCTGGCCTCTCCCCTGGAGGCGGATGACCAGATCAGCGTCATGGTGCTCAACATCGTGGGCTCCATTCCCACGGATGCCAACCTGGAGGTCCTGGTCACCAACAACGCCAATGACACCACCCCCGTGTGGGAGGATGCCACCGCCGATGTCCAGAACGGGGCCAACCATGTCTTTACCAACCAGACCGCCGCCAACGGCTTTGCTTTCAACTTCAAGCTCACCGTGAGCCGGGGTGACAGCGACACCGGCGGCTATATTTCCAACATTGGAGGTGCTTTTGAATAATGGGCGTTTACTACGAAAACAAGAGCCTCAAGGAGGCCCATGAGCGCAAGAAGTCCCTGGAGGAGCTGACCGCCGAAAACAAGGCCCTGAAAGAGCAGCTTGAGGCCACGGAGGCCAACCTGACCGACACCCAGGTGGCCCTCTGTGATGTCTATGAGCTGCTGGTGGGAGGTGAGGCATAATGGCCAAGGTCTATGCTGACCTCATCCGCAAGGGTGTGAAAACCCTGGACGATGTGCCCGCCAAGCTCCGGGCAGAGGTGGAGGCCCTGCTGGCAGAGGATGCCAATGAGTAAGCTGCGGGAGATGCTGCTGCACCTCCTGCTGGGAAAGGAGGTGATTGAAATGGCTGTTGTCTACGCCACCCTGATTGTTAAGGGCCGCAAGACCGTGGACCAGGTGCCCGCCCGTCTCAAGGATGAGGTCCTGGCTATCCTGGCAGACCTGGAGGTGGAGGTCTAACAGGACCGCCTCAAGAGCCGGAGAGGGACAAGCCCCTCTCCGGCTTTTTGAACAAAGGGAGAGATGATACCATGCTTGAAACCTTGCGGACATACTGGGCCATGATCTCCACCATCATCACGGTGGTGGCGGTCCCGGCCATCGGTTACCTCTACAAGAAGTACAAAACCACGGAGAAACGGCAGAGGGCCCTTGAGCTGGGCGTGCAAGCCCTACTCCGGGACCGTATCGTCCAGGCCTATTACTACTACACGGAACGGGGCTGGATAACCCTGCACGGCCTGGAGAATGTCAACGCCATGTATGCCCAGTATCACGCTTTGGGCGGCAATGGCACCGTCACCACCCTGGTGGAAACCCTCCGGGAGTTGGAGGTCCGGGATGACAAGCCGGGAGGCGGCCAGACCTATTGAGAGGGGCAAAGAGGATGGAGTTTTCCAAGAAAATGCTGGTGCTCCATGTCACCATCTCTGTCCTGCTGTGCATCACCACCATTGTGGGGACACTGTGGGGCAAGGATGTCACTGCCATTGCTGTGCTGGCTGGCACCTCTCTGGCCACAGATGGGGCCTGGGGAGGCTTCTACTACTGGAAAAGCAAAAATGAGAACCGGGCGAAATACGCCCAGAAATTCATCGAGCAGTTTGCGGAGAAGTATGGAGCGGACACCGCCCTTCGGACTGCTGAGATCGTGCTGAAAGACTGAGCAAAGGAGATGCAAACACATGAGCAAGATGACTGCCCAGACCTTGATTGACAAGGCCGTGGACATCGCCAAGAACTATAAGACCCTCTATGTAATGGGCTGCTTTGGTGCGCCCCTCACCGGCTCCAATGTGAGCCGCTACTGCACCAACCACACCTACAACAAACAGGCGGCCCGCACGGCCATGATTAAGGCGGCAGCGGACCAGAGCCCCCCGGTATTTGGCTTTGACTGTGTAAACCTCATCAAGGGCATCCTGTGGGGCTGGACCGGGGACAAGTCCAAGACCTACGGCGGGGCCACCTATGCCTCCAACGGCGTGCCGGATGTCAGCGCTGACGGTATGATCGCCAAGTGCACCGATGTGAGCACCACCGGCTGGGCCTCTATAGTGCCCGGTGAGGCTGTCTGGATGTCCGGCCATATCGGTATTTACATCGGCAACGGCCTGGCGGTGGAGTGCTCTCCGGCTTTTGCCAACAAGGTGCAGATCACCGCTGTCAAGAACATCGGCACCAAGTCCGGCTACAATGCCCGGACCTGGACCAAGCACGGCAAAATGCCTTGGGTGGACTATGGGACGGCCACAGCGGCCTCCAGCGCCGGGACATCCTCCGGCACCACCCAGACCACAAACGCCGCTCAGGGGCTCTCTGTGGGCTCTGTGGTGACCTTTACCGGCAACACCCACTATACCAGCGCCAGCGCCACCACCGGCAAGACCTGCAAGCCCGGTGAGGCCAAGGTGACCGCTGTGTCTGCGGGCGGCAAGCACCCCTACCACCTCATCAAGACCACCGGCAGCGCCTCCACCGTCTACGGCTGGGTGGACGCTGCGGACATCCAGACGGCGGCCTCCGCTGCCATCGTCAAGGGCTCCAAGGTCAAGGTGGCCAGCGGGGCCAAGACCTACACCGGCGGCTCTCTGGCAGCTTTCGTCTACCAGAATACCTACACGGTGCTGGAGCTGTCCGGGTCCCGTGCCGTCATCGGCCAGGGCTCCACGGTCACCGCTGCTGTCAACATCAAGGACCTCACCCTGGCCGGGTGAGAACAGGAGGAAAATATGGATAACATTTTTGACTGGTCCCTCATCCTCAGCATTGTGGGTGCCCTGGTAGTGGTCACCAACATCATTGTCCAGGTCCTCAAAAAACTCACCTGGGACAAGCTGCCCACCAACATCCTGGCGGTCATCGTGTCTATGGTGCTCACTCTGGTGGGCTTTTTCGCCTACTGCCAGGTCAAGAGCGTGGCGGTGGCGTGGTACATGGTGGCGGGTGCCATTGTGCTGGGCTTTTTCGTGTCCTACGCCGCAATGTTTGGCTTTGACAAATTGAAAGAGGCCCTTGTCCAGTTGAAAAGCGAATAAAAAAGAGAGCCGGAGAGGGTCAAACCTCTCCGGCTTTTTTGCGTTATAGGGTCATTGGATGTACTCCGTGCCGCCCAAAATGAGTGATACAGCGGTGCCCGTGGCCCGGTCAACTTTAATCTGAAAATCCTCTGTACTTTCTACACCAAAAGCATTTTTTGCGGTGACACTGGACTGGATGACATCATAGCCGTCACGCACGCCAAAACTCCATTTAGACGCTGCACCAAACTCTGCGGTATCAGGATAGTTTAGACACTTTTTCACCATCACCTGGGCGCTCACCCGATATGCGTCCCGCTGGTCACTGGAGATATAATAGTCCGGCACCTGGGCCACAACAGCGCCATCCACATAGATGTCCTGGTCATTGAAATAAATGGACTCCACTGCTTTTGTACCGTTGTTTACCCACACCACAATATTGCCACTCATGCCTATGTAATGCTCTGTTTCGTCATCCCGGATATGGTAAGAGGTGTTTTCCTCTCCCTCCTGGAATTTTATAACTTCTTTGATCTCAACCACACCACAGGCATCAAAGATGGCTTGCATATCCTGCTCCTGCTGCTCTGTGAGGTCCATAGTTTTTGCCAAAAGGCTCTGGTTTATGGTCCCGCCGCTGGAGGACACGCCCACCCCTATACCGATACACAGCAGGGCAAAGACAATGACGATGACAAGAAATGGAGCGAGACAGCCACGGCGCTTTTTGACCGGCGCATCTGTTGTGGAGCTTTTCATGGTAACACCTGCTTTCTTGTTATTTCTTGACTTTATTATACAAGGCCGCTGGGCATACTGTCAAGTATCAGAGCCTAACATGATAATGACTAAGCAGAGATGACCAGTATAATTATCACTGAGAGGAGGCGGTGTGGATGATCGCTGAAAGAATAAAGGCGCTGCGGGAGGCCAGAGGGTGGACACAGGCGGAGCTTGCCCGGCGCTTGAGCATCACCCGCAATGGTGTGAACTCCTGGGAGCAGGGGCTTTCCACACCATCACCGGCTTGCCTGGTGGACCTGGCCAGGGTGTTCTCCGTGTCCACGGACTACCTGCTGGGCCTTGACCACCTCCACAGCATTGATGTGACCGGCCTGAGTGACAGAGACATTGCCGTGCTGGCGGAGCTGGCTGACCGGCTCAGGAACCGCCGGAACTGACAGAGCAGCCCATTTTTATTTGTGGGCTGCTCCATTTTTTTCTTGACTTCTACATCATTTGATGTATAATAGAGACAGAACAGAAAAGGAGGAAACCGCTATGGACAACAAACTCAAAACCATACGCCTTGCACACGGCCTGTCACAATCGCAACTGGCCGCCGCCGCTGGCATCAACGGCAGAGTGCTCCAGAACTATGAGCAGGATGTCCGGGACCTCAGCGGTGCAAAGCTGGCCACGCTTTTGAAAATCTGCATTGCCCTCCACTGTAAGCTGGAGGACATCCTGCCGGATGGTGAGACAACCACCTTGCTGGGGCAGTACACAGCGATTATGTGACACAGACTAAGCGGGGCAGAGATGCCCCGCTTTTATTTTTGCAAAGGAGGCTCACCCATGAACAAAAAGGGCTCAAAACATATCAGATGGGAGCAGCGCTTGACCATTGAGCGGATGCTGAAACAAAACTTTTCCAAGGTGGACATTGCTAAGGCCATCGGCATGAGTGAGCGCTCCGTGTACTATGAAATCAAGCGGGGAATGTGCCTCCAGCAAATCAATGAGTGTGACTTTGAGGAGCGCTACTGCCCAGAGGTGGCAGAGCGGAAATACCAGGACAACCTCCGGGCCAAGGGGCCTGACCTCAAGATAGGCAAGGACCACGCCCTGGCCAACTTCATTGAGGATAAAATTGTCAATGAGCACTTTTCCCCTGGGGCCGTGCTGCACCTCATTGTGGAGGAGGACCTGCACTTTGACACCCGCATCTGTGTGAGCACTCTGTATAATTACATCTACCGGGGAGATGTGTTTCTCATGGTCACCAAGGAGCACCTGCTCTATAAGGGTGAGAGGAAAGTGTACAGCCAGGAGGACCGCAACCGGGCCAGAGAGGCCAAAGGTGACAGCATCGAAAAGCGGCCCAAGGAGATCAAGGAGCGCAACAGTTTTGGCCACTGGGAGATGGATAGTGTGATGGGCACTGTGGGCTCCAACAGGGCGCTGCTGGTCCTCACTGAGCGGCTGACCCGCCACGGTATAGTCATCCCCGTGCCAGACCACACCGCTGCCAGCGTGGTCCGGGCACTCAACCGGCTGGAGCGGCAATGGGGCCGCCGCTTCTACGCCGTTTTCAAATCCATCACAGTAGATAATGGCTGTGAGTTTCAGGACTGCACCGGGATGGAGAAGTCCTGCCGGAGGAAAAGCGGCAAGCGGACCAAGATTTATTACTGCCATCCATCCTCACCCCATGAGCGTGGCAGCAATGAGAACATGAACAGGATAATCCGGCGCTTTTTCCCCAAGGGCACCAACTTCGACCTGGTGGACAACGCTGACATCCGCCGGGCAGAGGACTGGATGAACCATTACCCCCGCAAGGTCCTGGGCTGGAAAAGCTCCGCCGCCCTGTTCGGCAGCTACCTGGCCGCCTGACCAGCTCCGCACACATAAGCAACGGCAGCCGGAACGGGAACACCCGCCCCGGTGGGCCCGTTGCACCCATTTTGAGGTCCAGAGGCATAAAAACAGGGCCGCCGGTCATCCAGCAGCCCCGTTTTTCAGGTCCTCAAAAAATTTTTTCTTGTTTTTTGCAAATTATTCTTGACTTTTGGCCGGGCAAATGATACCTTTAGATTGCAGGGTCCAAGACCTCCAATTTTTGGAGGCACCTGGACCAGGCAGTCTAATTTTTTTATGCCTGGAGGAGGTGATTTTAATGGCAGGCTACGCTTTCCGCACTATCTCTGACCGGCAGGACCTGCAAGACCTGTGGGAACACGGAGAGAGCGTAAAGGAAATATCTGAGGTCCTGGCGGTGCCCCTGTCCACGGTGTATGCAGAACT